AGCCGAGCACCGTGCCGACTGCCTCCGCCGCCTGAAGCTCCGCTCGCTTTCCCTTGGATCGTGAATCAGTCATGCGTCCTCCCATCCGCCCTGGCGGAACACTTGCGGCGGCCTGACGAACTCGCCGCTTTGGATGCGTTCGTGCCTCGCGTCAGGGTTGCCGTACAGAAGCGCCCGAAGGTCGCTGATCTCCTGTGCTTGGCGCTGAATGATCTCGGTGCTCGTCCGATTGATGGCAAGCAACTCGCCGAGGTAGTGCGCCACCACCGTCGGAAGGTGCTTCCGGCTCGACTCAAGGAACTTGGTGATCTCGGCGATCAACGCGGTATGGGCGGTCATGCGGCCAGCCTTCTGATCCGGTACATGAGCACCGCCGCAGGGTCGCGGACCTCGACCATGCTTGTGAGCATCTCCGCCAGCGTCTCGTACGCGCCGTTGCCGGTGCGGGCCCAATTGCGGGCGAGGGCGATCCACGCCTCCTGGGCGGCGTTGCCGATCACGCCGTGCTCGCCGAGCATCCGGGACACGACCCGGTGTTGCGCGTCCACGTTGCCACGCGGGTCGCGCATGGCGATGGCGGATCGGATGTCCTCCGAGAGAGCCACCACCCCCCCGCGGCCGCCTTCAGGCGGGCCGCTCTGGTTGGTTGGATAGTTCTTGGGATAGTTAGTGGCTCTGTGTGACACCGATCCGGTGTCAGGCTGACACTTTTGTGGTGTCAGGCTGACACCATCCGGGGTGTCAGGATGAGCCATCACAAAGGCGTACGAAAGCCCCTTTCGGTTCCGCTTGACGCTCACCACCAACTTCGCCCGCAGGCTCCGCATGACCCGCTTCACGGTCGCGAGGGACAGCCCCGTCTTGATGGCGACGTGCGCCTGCGACGGGTAGATCCTGTCGCCGTAGTCGAGAAGTGCCAAGGCGACGAGCTTCTCATTCGGGTCGAGCGCGTCCCCCATCCGCCAAATGTCACTCGGGTAGAGCTTCGGCATGGCGAACCTCCTCTCCTGTGATTGCCCACAGCCCGGACGGATTCCTGAGAGCGCCCTGAGAGATAAACCAGGCGTTCGCCATCTCAACCCCGACGGCGTGATCAGCGTCCGACAGGATGAAGCGCATTAGAACGGCACCTCCTCTCCCACCGGCATGGCAACCACGTCGGAGACCACCTCGCCGTCCCGGTACGGCTTGAGCGTGACCTCGACCATGACGCCTGGCGTCACGCTGACCTCGTCGAACGAGGTGAACCAATCGGTCACGCCGTCGGCGGCTTCGAGCCCGACCCGCCAGTACGGCTTCCCGGCCTTGGACTCCTTGGCTTGGACTGCCGCAAGAACCGCACGAAGCCGTCGTAGGCCGCCTTCCTGCCCTTTGGAGGGCTTGGACGCCTTCGGAGGCGCCGAGAGTGCCTTCGACGGCACGGGCGCGTCCTGGGGCATCGTGGCGTCCTCGGCGGGCATCTCCTCTGCAAGCGAGCCCTCGGTGCCGAGCATGGCGAAGGCCCAGCCCATCACCCCCTTCAAGGCCCTCCCTGTCGCGCGAGTTTGTGCCATCATCTGTCGCGCGAATTGCGGCCGCGTGTTCCACGGTCGCTCGTCATCGAACACGCAGCCGATGCCTTGGCCGACCTCGACGCCGTTGTCGAGCACGACCGCGACGGCCTTCCAGTACCCGGCGACGTTGCCGACCGGCGCGACGTAGTCGAGCGCCTTGACCGCCGTCGTGTACCCGAGCGTCGAGCCGACCGCCTGTGCACCGGCGACCATCAGGTACGCCCTGCCCTGGATCCGGCTGACGTAGTTCCTCTCGACGAGCGACTTGACGGCAAGCACGGCCTGCTGATTCCCACGCAGCCGATCCTCGATGGGGACGATGGCGCTCACGCCGCACCCCCTTCCCGGGTCTCGAGCTCCACCCGCTCCAGGGCGGTTTCCAACAGCAGCTCCATCTGCTGACGCACCGTCCGCCGCTCGCTCGACGCGAGACGCAGCACCCGGTCGTACACGGTCTCCCCGATTCGGACGTTTACGGAACCCTCCGCGAAGATGCGAGGGCGCCCACGAACGGCGGTTTCAGCCGCCTTGCCTGTCTTTCCGGCCATCTGCTGCTCCCATGAGCAACGCAGTCCGAGAAACAGTCTCGGTGATCCGTGTTATGTTAAACACGAACCCTGCGGTGCGCTTCGCAGCATATCGACAATCTGACGCGCTTGCGTGAGTTTTTTACGGTCAAGCATCTCTCTGTACGCTGTTTGTTCACTTGCGCGTAACCTGTTGACGGCCCGCGACTTATTGCGCCCGATCCTGACACGCCAGTCCCACTTGGGGGCGTAAGGATCGGCGGTCAGCGTCCATTCCGCGTCGCTGTCGCGCTTGCACAGCCACCACTCCCCCCGGGAGAAATCAAGGTTTCTCAGGGCCTCCCGAGTATCCATGTACAGACTGTAGCATGAAATGATGCCGCAACAAGGCAGCAAATCACCCCGGGAAACCAAGGAAGCCCAGGAGCTCCGAGAAGGCATGGAGCGCATTCGCGCCGTGCAGCGTGAGGACGCCGCGAGGCAGAAGCAGGAGCTTGATCAGACAAAGGCCCAGCTCGGCAGCTGTTGCTTCTGGGTGGCTTTGCCCGTGGGGGCCCTGCTGTTCCTGTACGTCGCCGTCAAGGTAGTCAAGCGCGCTTGGAAGCCGTGAACGGCAACGGAGCCTCCCTGAGCCACCCCAACACCCGGCGCACGTACGGCGGCGTCGCCCGGTTCATGGCGTCTTGGCGCTTCTGGCACCCGCACCCGGCTGTCTTCTTGATCCCGACCGCGTTGGCCGCACCGGCCACTACGTCGCCGAGGCCCGGCAATTGCCGAACGTGACGCGATACTTCCCGCTCGTACTCGTCCTTGGAAACCTCGACTTGTTCGCCGTTCTTGATGAGGACGTACGTCATATGCGTGTGACCTGGAGTCGGACGGAGGACGGAAGCATGTAGCACAGAGGGCACGTAACCGGCGCAAGGTCGCAAGTGTTGCTCGTGGCGGCGCATGTGTCAGGGCACGACGGCTCCGGATTTCGACAAAGGAAAAGTCCGTCGTTCGGAGTTTCGATCGGCAACATCGAAAACGACTTCAACACGTAGTAGTCGCTCATGGCATTTGCAGCCGAGAATGCGTTGCCGAGGTATGTGCCTGTGGCAGAGATTGTCTTGGACCCAGTAAACGGCTGACACCCGCCGTCGTAAACGTAGTTGACCTGCCTCGTTTGTGTGATGATCATCTGGCTTCTGTTCAAGCAACCGTCTTCGGTGCATGGTGCCCAATTCGTGCACCTCTTGAATTGCACCGTAAGGGTCGCGAATCCGTTGCCGTCGTAGTCAAGCCCGCCCGCGAAGGCGTTGTAGACGAAGGATTGAGTGGTAAACCGGCTCGCCCAGATTTGCGGCATCATGTCCGGTGATGCGCCCCATACCGGAGAACCGAAGAACAGCTCGAACGGATTCCAACATCTTGGACGCGATGCAGGCGGTGACGGTTGGTCGCACAAGCACGTCTGCTTGATGGCATTCCAGTCGAACACGCGGCCAACGACGGGCCCGCACCGATTGATGATGTCCCAGAGGTACTCGGTTTCCGGGCAGTTCTGGCAATTGATGCACTCGTCTTGAGGGTCAAACGCCGGGAGCCTTGATCTTCGATTGCAGCTCCCCTTTTCGAGTGCGGGAATGGAGGCGACCCGAACATCCCAGTTTTGCGCCGCTGCCGGCAATGGATGGCAGATATCGCACGGCGCCTTCCCGCCGCCTTCACTACCTGCCCCGCAGCCGCAGCATTGGCTTGATCTCACTTCTTGCTCTTGCGGCAAACGACGTAACCGGCGATGAGCCCGCCGAGGGCGCAACAGCCGGCGAAGAACAGGTTTCCGAGCGCGTCAGCGAGCGTGTGCATGGCGGGACTTTCTCTTGGGCTTGCGGGTGGACTGCCAGTTGCTCCCGATGGCGCAACCGGAAACGAAAGCGACGGCCAACGTGAGGAACAGGAGGATCGACGCCTGGTCGGTGGTCATTTCTTGAGCCTCGTATGGATGATGTAGCCGATGGCCGCGACGCCGCAGATTCCCGCGGCAACGGCGGCGTATTGGATCGTGTCGAGGAGCTGCGACCGCTCGTCCTCGACGCCCGGGAGCGCCGCGTGAACCTCGGCCGCCGCGGCGTGGATGGCCTCGAGGTCGGCCTGGGCGACCTCAAGGTGCTTCTGGGCGCTCGAAGCCCGCTGCCGCACCACGTTCGTCTCCTCGGCGATCCGTGCGGACGCCGAGCAGCTCGACAGCGCAAGGATGGCGAGGACGCGGATCACCCGAAAACCCTGTAAGGAACCGAGGGTGCAGGAACGACGAGCGGCAATGCCGCGAGCTGCTCTGGCGTCAGTTCAAACAGAATGCGGATGTTCGCGTGGTAGCGGTTGTCACCGTCCTTGATCACCTCGCCTTCCGGGTCAAGTGTCGCCGGGATCGGCCCGATGCGGTCGAGGTAGGCACCGGGGACGGGCAGGAGGGCCAGTTCGCCCGTGCCGCCGCCGATGTCAGTTTCGCGGAGGATGCCTGCGGCTTCGAGCGCATCGTCCATCTGGGCTTCGGTGGTGGTTCTGAGCATGAAGTCTGTCATGTGGTGAAGCTCTGCAATTGGGCGTTGGTGAGTCGCGTGGGCCAGTACTTCAGGACTGCGACTGTGCCATTCAAGTAGACGGGCGATCCGCCTGCCTGGCGACCAACCATCAGACGATTGACGGTCGGGAGCGTCACCGAGGTATCGGCGGTTCCGAGAGTTCCTCCGAGGGCGGCCTGTACGTCGTTCAGCTTGTAGGCACCGGCGATCTTGAATGCGGTGTTAGCGGTGACTGTGCCAGGCGAGATCGTCGCAAGTGCGGACCCGCCGTCGGTGACAATGAACTCGCCGGTAGTGTCCGCACCGAGGTCGATGGACTCGGTTGTCGTGTTGTCGTTGGCGGAAACGATCCGTCCGAGATCGGTCGTGCGGATGCGCCGAGCATGAGCCAAGAACGTCCCCTCCGTCGCGTTGAACCACGACGAGAAGTTTGTCCCGGTCATGCTGCACTCATCCGCCAACCTCTGCACCGTGCTGGCCCCGGTCGGGATCAGGCTGCTGGCACCGTTTCCGGCTTCCAGTTGGCAACCGTACACATACAGAACGTCGTTGACCGTTCCAGACGCACGCGACACCGGATAGATGAATACGGTGTTGTTTGCCGCACCGGAAGTGAACGTGACCTGTATTCGCGTCCACCCCGTATTGGTGTACGTCAGGGTGGTCTGTGTGACCAAGTCCGCGCCTTGCGTCAGGGAATAGATGCGCTGTTGGTTTCCAGCCGTTCCCCGAATCCAGTACGAGAAGGTGTAGGTAGTGGCGTTTGCAAGTCCGACGATTGCCTCATACACCGAGCAGTAACTTGCGCTCGTTAGTGCAACTTTTGCGGCGTTGTTAGTTCCATCCGGCGACAGAACATCGGTTGTGTTTGGGGTAACCGTCCTATTGATTCCACCGAGCCACGCTGCTTGCAGATTGGAGTATGTCGCGAGGTTCGTCGCCGTCCCCTCGATCAGCAGTCCTTGCGGTGCCAGCGTGGTCGGGTCGTGGTCGAAGCGAGGCTCGTTGGTCGTTGCCGTCGCGAGCACCCCGTTTGAGTTGATGTACGTTCGCGCCGTGGTCGTGGCGTTGGTGAAGGTGAAGCCCGCGTTCGCGAGCTGCCCGCCGTTCGTCATCGAGGTAAAATCGACGTTCAGCGTCGCGCTGTCGCCGATCATCGCCCGCCGCATCATTGAGCCCATCATGGGATTGCCTCCGCCGTGAATCGCACCGGGACGGTCGCGATATGCAGGTTCTCGCTGTTCGCCGTCGGGTCCGCGTACAGGATCAGGCTTCCCCACGATGCCTTCGTGATCCCGCCCGTCTGGGAAGCCGTGAAGATCACTTGGGCCGTGCCACCCGCTTGACTGATCACGGTGAACGACGCGGCGCTGATGGAAGTCGAGCCGACCGTGAGGACGGCCCGCGGGTTGTAGCCGCTCCAGTTGAAATTCTGCCCGGTGTCCGCGTCGTGGACATGAAAGGACACTTCATGGTTTTCGCCTCGGGCGATCACCTGTTCCGGAAGCGGCGTTGCGAGATCAAGGTTCGGCATGGATTCTGTCTGCCTCGTTGGAGATCAGGTAAACGAACTTTCGTTGCACACGTACGGATTCGGCCGATCGAAGAATGCAAACATGTTTCCGCCTACGTCATAAACGCACGTCACGACAACGTGAGCATTCAAGGCAGCCAATGTCCATGTCGTGCCGGTCCAGGCGCTTCCGACTGGCCCAATCGTGAAGCCATTGATTGGGACCGAATCAACTACGGCCGCTGTGTTGAAGTCTTCCCTTATGTTGAACGTGTCGGAAACAGTGATCCGATCGTCGCTTGCAGGCGTGATCGAGGTTCCCCCGAACCTGTTGTCCGGTACCCATAGTTCTATTGAATACTTCCACCGGTTGGCGCCAATCGAAGTCGCCGAAAGGACGGACGCGGGAAGCTGCGAGATGATCTGCGGACGGACGAGCTGCGAGGTCGCCCATTCAATGCCCTGGGCGTTGTTGACCGCCATCTCCGAACCGTTCGTCCATTGGTTCGCCACGACCCGGTTTGCCGAGCCGAACAAGCCTTGCGCGAAGACTGGACGGTGGAAGGTCATACGTACGGCGGCCCCGACTTGGTGAACTGCTCCTTCGTCGGGGTGAGGAAGGCGTTGTTGAAGTCGATCTTTGTCGGGTATTCCTGATAGAAGCCGACCTTGTCAGTCTGGAGGATCATCTGACCCGCGAGCGTCGCGCCGGGCTTCAGAACTGGGGCCCCCGTCGCGTTCACGATGGGCACTTGCACCAGGTGGAACATCTCGTCGTAGATGAACGTGACGGACACCCGCCACCACTCATTGTCGAGCGTCGCCGTCGCGCCGGTGCAGAGGACCGTGCCGATCGGCCACCCGAGGAAGGTGGCTGAATTGCGCTTGTTGATGTAGCCGTAGAGCGCCGTCCAGCTCGGATCGTCGGCCGTCGTGGCACCTGAGCCCGTCGGCGTCCGGTCTTGCAGGAACTCAATTTGGATGTGCTGTTGGGCGACCGAGCGCGTCTGCGGGTTGCCGTTGGTGTCCACCTTGGTGCCGCCGATGTCGACCACCGAGGTCGGCCACGTCACGTCGCCGTTGGAGGGCATGGTCGGGCTCAGCCGGTAGAACGCCGCCTTCCGCGAACTCGTGGTCCGAGTCTGCTTGACGTATTCGGCACCCCATGTGTCATCGTCGCGCCACCCGTAGTGGTAGGTGGAGAACTGTGCACGTACGTCCCATGCGTACTGGCGTTCCCGGAGCGGCGTCACCGTCACGCTGCGGCAGATGAACTCCTTGAGGTATCCATTGGTGCCGGACACGGCCGATGGAATGCGTGTCTGCGGCCGCACGGGGATCGCCGTGCCGAGCTCGAGCAGGATGTCCTCCTCCGTCGGAGCCGTTTCCCCTCCGACCGACGGCGGCGTCCAGACCACCCGGTAGTGCAGCTCAAGCGTGTTCTCGCCCCATCGGTCGGTGAACCGCCATTGACGGCTCTCCGGGATTTCGATGACGGAAAACGTCGGCATCAGGTTCCCCCCAACTTTCGCTCCATCGACTCCAGGGCGCGCGTTTGCCGCTCCATCAGCCCCGCCTCGTCGTAGAACATTCCCCGGGCGCTGCCGCCCTGCGAGAAGCCTTCCCCGCTCAGGAACTGCGGCATACCGGCTGCCTCGAAGGCCGCCTGCGTCATGGTCCGGTTTGATTCCGGGTTGCCGACGTTGGCAAGGAACTGGTCGAGCACGGCGCCGCCGACCGCCTTGGTCGTTTCAAGGAGGCTCGAAAAGAACGCGCTGCCAGCCGCGATGTCCGGGGCCATCGTTTCCTCGCGGCGCATCCTTTCCTCCAGGCGCATTTGCTGCTCACGCACCTGTGCGGCGGCACCGGCGCCGAACAGGCTCCCCGTCCGCTGCTCGGCCACGATCTTTGCTGCGTTGAGGTCGGCCTTGGCGTCGATGGCCTCCGGGCTGTATTTGAATGCCGCCGCGTTCAGCTCCTCGATACGCCCCGTGATCACCCCGAGCACCGATTGCAGCACCGAGAAGCCCGCCTGGGCGACGCTGATGGACGCCGACAGCGAGGTCGCCGTGGCCGTCGTGGCCGCCGAGCGGTTCATGCGTTGCAGCTCGCGATTGGTCGCGGCGACGCCGCGGACCACGCCGCTCGTATCCATGTCCACCTGAATCGTGGATTTCAGGCTGCGATCAGCCATGTCCGCCGCCCTTCAGCCAGGGGAACAGCTGCTGCGGACGGCGGCCGGTCAGGGCACAGGCGATGACCCCAAGCAGCCATTCCTGCCGCTCGTCCGTGGTCATTTCCTGCGATGCGATTCCGACGGGCATGTTCAAGCGTCCTTCGTGGTCGGCGATTCGCCAGAGGCGTCGCTCGACCCGGCTGTAGGGCGGATGGCGTTGACCTCCGCAAGCACGGCCGCGGCGACATCCGCCCTGATGCGCCCGGCGTCCTGTGCGTTGGTCAGGAACGGCGTCCCGTCGGCGCACGTCACGCAGGCCGTCCACCAGTACGGGTCGAGCGATGCTCGCTGTGCGTCGGCAAGCGTCGGCTCGCGCACGACGAGATCGCCGAGCTCCGGGATCGTGACCTTCCGGCTCCGGGCCGTGACCTTGGACAAGTCAATCGGCACTTACTGCTCCTCCCACGTCAGTTCCCAGACCGCCGGGCCGGTTCCGTCGTCGGAAACCGTCGCCCCGGTGATGTGGATGTTGAATGCGTTGGTGCCGGAGCCCCACTCGTCGAAGGACTTGCTCCCCTGGTCGACGTACTTGAGCGTGAGCGACGCATAGGTCGCCGTGGCTCCCGCGAGGTCGGGCGGGAACAGGTGATTCCGCAGCGCATCGTCCGCCGTGCTGTCCTGCCGATAGACGGTCAGGGTGCCCGACCGGCGGATGCGCCCGGGCAGGCGCTTCTCCCGGTAATCGGAAAGCTGCGTGAAGTCGAGCGATGCGCGTTCGACGTTCATGGTGAACGACCGGACGGGGTAAATGCCGCCGATGGCGGTGACGCCGCTGAACGTGACGATTCCGCCGTATCCCGCAATGAAGGCCATGTCAGACTCCTTGGATCGTGAGGGTGATGGTGCCGACGCGCTCGTCGCCTTCGGAGCCGTCTGCCTGCGATTCGGTACGCATCGTGAAGGACACGCCGACCGGCTTCAAGGTCGCGTAGCTCGCGCCAAGCGCCGTCGGGCTGTCCCAATACGAGATCAGGTCATCGGCCACCTGAATGACGGCCAGCGACGTATCGCCGAAAATCTGCACCTCGACCGTCGCCGTCCATTGCAGCCCGACGGTGGATGCGAGCATCCACGCGCAATCCGCCGAGGTCAGCTCCCACACGACCGCCGGGGTGTCAGACGAGGGGCGCCGCATCCCGACCGAGACCGGGCGGGTGGTCGCGTTGTTCAGGTGCTCTTGGACGGCCTTCGCCACCGATTCGAGGGTGATCGGCATCAGGCACCGGACCTTCCGAGCTTCGCGAGCTCCTTGTGCGCCTCGACGAGCGTCTGGTCGGACAGCTGCTGCATGATCCGTGCGAGCGAACTTCGTGCCCACGCGAACGAGATGAAACGCCCGGTGATCTTCCGCTTCGCGTTCTTGTGCCGGAAGCCGTTCTCCAACAGGTGGAAGATGCGCTGCCGCCCACGGGCAAGGGCCGCTGCCTTGGCTCGCTTGCCGTAACGGACGCCGATCCGAGCCCGGATCGGGGCCGACGGGCCGGAACCGAAACGGCGAACGTCGAGCTCGGTCGCGGCCGAGATCGCGAGCCGGTGCTTCGCGCTCGGGCCGCGGAAACTGGCCCGCAGCCACCGACCGGCGAGCTCCTTGACGTACGGCGACAGGACGCGGCGGGCAGCCCGCTTCCGGACGTTCTCGTTCAGCCTCGGCGGCAGCTTCGCAAGCGCCTGGCGGACGGCCTCGGTCTGCACCCTGATCCGGAGCAGATCGCGCTGCGGCTGCGACTTCAGGAAGCCGAGGCGGATCACAGGACAACCTCCACGGCGACGATCTCGAGGGTCCGCTGCCGTTGATCACGGTCGGTGCACGACCGGACGTTCAGGTACCGGACGGTCCCGCGGTCGGTCCAGAGCAGCCGGGAACGGGTGCTCACGTTCGGGTGCCAGGCGGCGAGCATCCGGTAGGTCGTTTGGACGGCCGGGCCGCCGTCATCCACCGACTCCGAGGTGTCCATCTGCTCAATGTGTGCCGGGACGGCGGCGACGGACAGCCACGCTTCCGAGTTCTGGCCGAGGGAATCGACCGTGACGGTGGGATTCTGCACCGTCACCATCTGCCGCATCATCCCTCGGGGGACGTGGTTCACCCGATGCCCTTGCCCATCATGGCGGAAATGCGGTCGAAGTAGTCGCTCGACAACGTGAACGTATCGTCGCCTCGCGACTGTACGTGCTGCGTCACACGTTGCAGCAGCATCATTTCGAGCAGCGGGTTCAGCGTGTTCGACCCGGCCGTCAGGCGAAGCGTCGCCGGGTACTCCGCCGAAGGCGTGTCCAGGCTCGCGTAGGTGAGCCCGTTGATCTGTTGGAGATTCAGCGCGAGGTACAAGCCGCCGCCGAGGTCGAGCTCGCACAGCGTCACCGGCTGTCGTTCGAGCCGGATCAACTTCTCCTCGTTGGCAGGCTCCGACGCGACGTACTGGTAGCGCGTGACGGGATCCACGCACCACCCCGTCCGCTCCTCCACCTCCCTGACGGCGGCCTCCCACGCGATTTGGATCGCGGGATCGTCCGCTTCGTGCGGAATCCGTGCCCACGCTCGGAACTTGGCGATGTCGATAGGCATCCGGACTCCGGGGAGCCGGGGGGCCCGGCCGTCGAGCCGGGCCCCCCTGCCGATGGGAGGAGAAGAATCAGGCGTTCGTGACCTGGAGCTGCACCAAGGACTTCACGCGGGTGAAGGCCGAGTTCGCGAACGTCATGCCCTGGAAGATCACGCGGGCGCTGCTCGCCGCCGTGATCTCGTCGCGGATCATGCCGACGCCGCCCCACTCGCGGATCGAGAAGCCCTCGCTGATGTTGCCGAGGACCGCGACCACGTTCTTTCCGGTGCTCGCCGTCGCGACGTGCGCCGGGAGGTACTCGGTGACGTAGACGGGCAGGCCCATCAGGGTGAACGGCGCCGCGTTCTGGAGCACCTGGTAGTCGGAGCTCGGGACGAACAGCGGGACGTTGTTCGCCTTGAGGCCCGCGAGGGCCGCGTAGGCGTCCTGCGGGAGAATCCACGCCGCCGAGCCCCAGTACGCCGCCGGGAGCTTCGTGTAACGCATCTCGGTGAGCTTGTCGAGCGTGATGCCCGCCGTGATCGCGAGGGCACGGGTCGTGCCGGTCGAGGTCGCGGTCGTGATGTGGGTATTCGCGTTGACCGTGAAGATGCCGGTCGGCGCGTTGGTGCCCGAACCGCCGACGTAGCCCCATTCGAGGTTCTTGGCGAGCTGACGCTGCAAGGCGTCCATGACCTCGGCCTCGACATCGAAGTTGGCCTGGCGGATCAGCTGCTGCGACACCTGGGTCGCGGGCAGGCACGGCACCGGCGAGATCGGCACCTCGGCGAACGCCGGGTCGATCAGGGTGCGGGCCGTCGTGGCGGTATCGGGCTGCGTCCACGCCGACGTGTAGTCGTTGGTCGCCATCGTGTTGTAGCGGAGGGTCGGGTAGCCCTGGACGCCCGTGCGGAGGTCGGCGAGGTTGCGGACCACGGTGTTGGCGTCGAGGTACTTGAGGATGCCGTCCTCGTACAGCTTCGGAATCAGGATTGAGCTCGACGACGTCGAGATCAGCTCGCGGCTTTCCGGAGCCCGGCCGCCCTTCAGCCATCCGAGGAACTGCTCGCGGTACTCGCCGCTCGCCCGCCACTCGGTCGCCTGCTCGCGCTTCTCGGCGACGATCTTCGAGGTCGCCGCGTGGCTCGCGAACTTCTCGCGGAGCTCCGCCGCCGACCGCTTCTGGTTCAGGTCCTTCAGCTCGTCGAGCAGCTCGTTGGCACGGGCCTCCTGCTCGGCGGAAATCTGGTCGGTGGCGAGGATGCCGTTGACCTCGGTCTCGATGGCCTTGCGGCGCTCAATGATCTCGGACTGCTTCATGTGTGGAGCCTCAGTCGCAGACGAAGCCGGGCAAGCGCCGGGCTGTAGGTGCGTGCTTCGGCGCTCGTCTGCGGATATGCGCCGTTTTGGACAATGGAGACCTCGCGAAGATCGACTTCGCGAAGGGTTCGCTCGGAGCCGTTCCAGGCGTCGGAGCGGACGAAGAAGCCGAAGCTCATCTCGGTCAGTACGCCCGCCTCGACCAAGGCGCGAACGTCGCGGGCCCGCTGCGTGTCGGGAAGGTTGACCTCGAACGCAAGGCCGCGTTCGTCGCTGTCGAGCTTCAGGAGGCCGCTCTTGGTGTTGGCGACGAGCTCGCGGCGGTCATGCCCGACGAGGAGTTCGATGTTCTGCTCCAGGCTGCGGTCGAACGCGCCGCGGGCAACGCGCTCGACGAATGGCTTGCCGTTGTTCACGCCTCGCACGACGAGCGGATGGCTCGGCGCGTCGTACACTGCCGCGTAGCCGCCGAGCTTGCCGTTGTCGCGAACAAGGGTCGCGGTGCGGACCTCAAGCATCGGGCGATTCCCCTTCCTCCTCGGCATCGGGGCCGACGGCCGCGGATGCGCCACC